GAAAGCACTCTTGACCCTTGCGACCGACAGAGCCCATGAAACATAGGCGGCGGCTATGCCGCCCTGAGAGAGTTCTTCCCATGCCAGCAAGCATCGCTGGCGAAGCCGAGCGTCGGATTCTTCGTCCACGCCTGTCTGCGTGATCCAGTCCGCTTCGTTGGTGACCGCATCGATGCCGGAGATGTACGTCGCCATGACCGTGATCGACCCGGAGCCGACGTTGTAGTCGGACCCGGAATCCTCGGCGGTGACCTCAGCCTCAATGGAGAGCGTCCCCGCGAGCAGGACCACCTCGGCATCCGTCGTGTACCGCAGTTCAACTCCACTCTGGTCCTTGGGTGTCTTTACGAGAGTCCCTGCCGGAATCGTGATGTTGGTGCTCTTGGCGATCAGACGAGAGAAGAGCACGGTCCCGCGCGTTGTGATCGGGGAGGTTCGGATCAGGCCGTACTCTCTGGCCTTTCTGTCCAACCAGAACCCTGTGGCGGTGTCGATGAACCCTTCGGCCAGCATCTCGCCTGCGAACGTGTAGAGGTCTGCAACGACTCCGCAGAAGACCTCCGTCCAGGTGCGGACGATGGAGCCTACGTTGAAGTTGGTCAGCTTCGTGGTGGCGCCAATGGCGGTCAACGCCTCTTCGATCAATTCCGTCAGCGTCTTGACTTGTAGCGCCACTAGAACACCTCTCCTTCAGGCCAACCCATATTGTAGACCCAATTGAGTCGGTTCGTCCATTCTTCGTCGAGCGGGATAATCGAGATCTGAAAGGAGGCCTCTCGTTGGATCTTCGGAGTCACAGCATAGACTACCAGCGAGTTCTCTTCGATCCTCGGCCCAACCCCTTCATCGTAGGTGAATGCGTCTTTGATCGCCCGAACAACGAGTGCCTCGAAGTTGGCACGGTCCTCTTCTCCGTACAGCCTCGGGATTCCTGCTCCGTACCCTGGATGGTAGAACAGATCGCCCGGGAGTGTCTCCAAAAGACTCTGGCAGTCCTGCAACAGGCAGGTCCTGCCGTCCTGGGTGATCATCAGGTCTCCCGTAGGTCCGACCTGGAAGTCTCCGTCCAGCAGCAGCACATCGGTGCCGAGGTTTTCGAAGGGTATGGTCATTCGTCACCCCCGAGAAGCGTCCAGATCGGAGCGAAATCAGCGGTCCCACCGAGCAGGCACATCCCTGCAACGTAGGCTTCATCGGTCCAGAGCGGAACGTCGTCAGCCGACCGGATGAACTCCATCGCCTCTTCCATGCCATTCGCATTGACAGCCAACACGTAGAGGCCTTGAGCATCGATGATCGCCTCGATCTCCGCAAGGGCTGTGTCGATCTCCGTGAGGGTGTTTGCGAGAGCCATAGCCTTGTGTCCGATCGCCGCAGAAAGATTCGACAACATCGCAGAGTACGACTTCCCGACCGAGAGCAGACCTACCGTCTTTTGGAGCACTCTCGCAAGACCGACCAGTGGAGGGCATCGCCGCACCAAGGGGATCTGTGCCCAGTCCGGAGGTACAGAGACCTGGCCCTCATTCCACGAAGGGAAGTCGAGCAGATTCTCTTCGACGGCCACCCGAAGCGTTGGGACGGCAAATAGAGTCCCGAGGGTATTGAGTCGCGGAATAAATGCGGCCAGATCCTCGGATCCGACCACGAACAGCAACAGCGAGACGGAACTTCCCTCGGCAAACACCGGGCGATCATGATCCCCCGTATCACCCAGAGACGACTCGAAGCGGTCAATGAACGCCTCCAGTCCATCCGGAGGCATCCCGTTGAAGACGGGCCCCTTGTCGACGTATGCGTAGACGCCCGTCTCCAATGCAGCAACAATTCCATCAACGAAGCCCTGCACTGCCGTGATGGATGCGGCCATTGCTGCATCCATAGGATCGGTCATGGCTGCCGCGATTACGGAGATAGCATCCAGCGCAACCACAGCCCCGTCGAGAGATGTTCCGACTGTGTCCGCTGCAGACGATGCGGTATCGATGATCGGTGCGACCCCGGGGATCATCGGAAGTGTGTAGGGTCGCCACTTGCTAACCATGGGTCTCCCTCGTCTGTTCTGCAACGACGTCATTCATCCGCACTAGAGCGCACTGTTGCCTTTCGTAAATCACCAGGCTTGCCTTATGAACCTCTGCGATCTGGAGCCTGAGACTCCGAAGCACAGTCAATACCTGTTGGGTGTCGATTCTCTTCATGGCGACACAAAAACCTTGGTGGAGAGCAGTGACGCCAATTGTGTCTGGATTGGCACGAGCGCTGCCACGAATGCAGGGTTTGGAAGCGTAGTCCCTCCGAGCGTCGACAGGGCCGCCAACAATGCGGTCAGCATCGACAACAGAGTTGGTCCGTACACTGCGGATTGTCCGACCGCTCCAAGGCCACCGAGCTGCACAGGGCCAGAGACGGGAGACCCGATGTTGACGAACGATGGGGGGGATAGGACGTTGGCCCCAATCCCTACGGTTCCCCCGGCAGAGTCGAGCGCTGCATCGCCGCCGGCCACGATCACATTGAAGGCAGGACTCCCGGCGATCCCCGGTGTCGCTGCGATCAGAATCTCGTAACTCCCGCCCACCACCTGACGTTTCGAGAACGCAATCGCAATGGATTGGCTCCCTGCGATCTGTTGTGTATGGCTCCCATCAATGCTCTGATCAACGGAACCCTCCACGATCTGGACCATATCATCGTGGATCGTCTCCTTGCGGTTGCCGGCCTCCAGGATCGATTCTCGTTCGATGGTGTCCGACTGATTCCTGGCAGTGACCACATCGTTCTCTGTGATGGTCCGGACCCGGTCTCCGTCAATGATCTGGCGGTCATCTCCTGCAATGCGACCATTCTGCTGCTCGCTGGTCGCCTGCCGAATGGCGCCGGCCCGAAGCACGATCTCGTTCCTGTCGGGCCGTACCTCGATTTTCTGTCCCTGCTTTCCGACGATTGCAATCGTACCTGTTGAGAAGCCACCTGGTGCCTGGTTGCGAAAGTAGATTGGCGACTCGACGTATGGCTGAGTCACGTCTCCATCATGGAACGAGACGGTCACTTCCGCATCGATCTCCGGCAGGGCCCAGAGACCATAGCCGTTCTGGGCGAATGCCGCATGGACGGGGACGTTGGGAAGGGCCAAGCCGCCCAACCCTGTATCGGGGTCCTGTCCAATGACCACGTTGACTCTGTAGTCGTCCTCATGGACTTCGACAACCTTCCCTACCAGCGATGGTCTGAACGCCTTTCGGAGATCCGGAGAAATGGACTCGATCAGAGTCTTGAGTGCGTCTCCGATGTCTGCTCTTGGTTCGGTCATGCCGCAATCTCCCGAAGCCAGGCCTCTGATCGCATCCCTACCTTGCCGCCGGACAGGTGCCGGACTCGCTCCACAAAGTACCTTGTTGCAACGGTATCGTCTACCCTGGACACATCGATCACGTCCGAGTGCCACAGGTCCGATCGCAGTGTTACCATCTTCTTTCTGCCCGTCGCCAGTGTCTCCCAGGAAAGCACGTCCTCTCCGTGGATGAACGATGCCACGGCGTCTTGGTCTTCCGCGGGGCTTCTCCAGTGGAACTTCCCTGTCTGGTCACACCAGGTGGATCGGTTCAGAACGAGGCGACGATCCAGCCACTTCAGTGCGGAGAGGATCGTGTCATCCTCCAGCGGCAGCTTGTCGATTTCCGTGGCACACGCCTCGATGTCCGTGCCCTCGAAGTCGAGTTGCGAGATCAGATTGGCGACCACTGCTGAGGCCTGCTCGTTCACGTAGGTTCTAGTGACCCGAGTATTCACGAGTTGCTGGCACCTGCAGGTGGCGATGATCTTGAGGATCTCTTCGTTGTGAGCGATCTCAACAGTCCCCTCGAACAGCGGATGGAGAGTCTCTCCCTTGAATCCCCACTGGATCGTCACTCCGTCCCCGGATGCCACCTCTGCCCATTCCGAATGGACATTGGAGAGTTCGACACAGGCCGTGGCGATGGCCTTCTTATATCCAGCATCGACGATCATGGAACTCACATTCGCCACCCTTGTCACGTCTCCGATGGTGATCTCGATCTCTGGGGATAGCCAGTTCATGGTGCTTTTCCGTCCATGCTATAGGATCTCGTGTTGCGAGTAGTCGATTACTGGTTTCGGCGGAGGCCCTTTCTTTCCTAGCGCCTCTGCTTTTGCCTGTGCAGCAAGGGTCGCTTGCTTTCGCTTCTCTGCCCATTCTGCCGCCGTCAGTGGCTTGGCGGCAACGGGAGGAGCATAAGCGGTGGTGTAGGATGTATCCGCCTTGAGCGCGTCTATGGCCTTCTGTTTTGCCATGTTCTCTTCTCGCGCTTTTTCGCTCATGATGTACTTCGGGCCTCCAAGCATCGCCCGTTGGTGCTCTGATTCTGCGGCTGCGTCCAGGCCTTCCAGGAAGGATAACTCTGCGTCGAGGCCCTGCGCCTCGCGAACATCCGTTGTGATCTCCCACTCCCTACGGAGATCCATCTCTTCCTGGGTGTCGTAGAGCTTCAGTCGGTTCTCCAGTTCGTCCATCGCGTTGACATTGACCCCTGCCTTCCGCTTCCCTCGTCGCTCGGAGATTGCAGGGACGGGTTCAAACTCGACGAACGTCAAGGTCACCAACAACGACGACTGCCCTTCCTCCTCGAGTGTCGTGAATCCGTCGAACAGCACCGTCTTGATCCCGCAGCTCTCGGTCAGGGGACACGAGATCGAATAGATCGTTGGGACGGCCCGCCCTTGTTGGACTGCAGATCCGGTCACACCGATCGGGTCGGAACGATCCCGGAAGATCCGCTGGATCTGCTGAAGTTGCGCCTGAGCCGACAGCGTAACCACACCGCTCTTGTCCTCGATGTCCACCAGGTGGAGTGTGATCTCGATGTCCGAATCATCGTATCCCGTGGCCTGTTTGACCTTGCCTGATCGACCCTTGACTTTGACGGCATCGATAGTGACTCCCTGCTTGATCCGCATCTGCTGGTGCGGCACAGGGAACTGGAATAGCACGTTGGCAATATCTGGAGATCCATCCGACTTGACCGCACCGAGGGTGACCAACTGGAATTCATTGTTGGTGAGGTCAGACATGGACGCCTCCCATCCGCAGGGCCGCCCGTTCGAAGATCTCGCTGATCCGAGACTCCAGATCGTCCATATCCTCTTCGGAAGCGCTGCTCACCGTGATCTGGATCGCTCCGGACTGGAACGTCACTTGTGCGCCAGCAGGAGCCTGCGCCGCCTGTCCTCTGGTCTGATCGGGTGCCGGTGCGAATGCCTGCATCGCCGGAACCTTGGGCACCGCAAGGCTGACGCTGCTCGCGCCCAGGGCAGTGGTGGACATCAACGGCCCCGCCTGTGCGTCTGAATGAGGCAACATCTTCCCGAGAGGCATCAACGCGTTCTCCATCGCCTTGCGGGGGATGATTGCAGCAGCATCGATGCCGGACGCAAAGGTCGACATGAAGGCTCGCCCTGACTTTGTGAGTGTCGAGAGCGGCCCTGTCTTTGCATCGGAGAATGGGAGCATGTCTCGGATCTGACCGAACAGTCCCGTGATCCCGTCCATGACGCCTGTCCAAACCGAGACAATCCCGTCCCAAATGGCCGTAATGAATCCGACTCCCGCTTCAAAGAACGAGTCCTTGAGGCCGACAAGATAGGACCAGAAGCCAACAATGATGTCCGTGAAACCCGTCCAGATCGACGAGAACACCCCAGAGACGGTCGTCCATATCGCGATGACCGAGTTCCCCGCAAAGGAGAACACGGAAACAATGGTGTTCCCGAGCGTGTTTACAACGGCCATTATCCCCTGGACGACCCCCGCAAAGAAGTCTCCGAACCACGAAAAGACGCCGCCAAGAGCCGATGTAGACTCTCCCATCTCGTCGGTCCCTGAGGTCCACCACATTACCAGTGCCGTGATCCCTGTGACCAACGCACCGATAATCAGGATGACGCCGCCCGTCGAGACATTGACTGCAGCCATTGCGGTAGTCACCTTGGCTGCCATCACAAGAGCCGCTCCACCGATCAGCAGGATCGCACCAGAGACGGCGATGAACACCGTCACGAGCTTGGTCAGGAACGGATGCTTGGCGTAGAGATCGGAGACCCACGCAGAGACGCTAGAAAACGCTGCTGCGAGTCCCTCCACCACAGGGGCCAGAGCAGATCCAATGGAGATCTTCATGTCATCCATGGCGACCTTTGCCCGGTCAAAGGCCATACCAGAGGTCCCTTCTACCTTGGCGAAAGCTTCGTCGGTGGCGCCAAGGCTTGTCTGCATCTGCCCGAGGATATTGTTGAACGATCCTGCCTGTCCTCCGGTCAGAGCAAGCACTCCAGAGAGAGCCTCCACGGACCCGAACAGTTGTGCCATCTGCTCTTGGTTGCCGCCCGTCTTTTCCGCGACTTGAGCCAGGAACCCAGACAAACCGAGCGACTTCAGACCTGCGACGTCGAACTGAATCCCGAGTTCCTTGGCGACCTTTGTTGCCTCAGAGGTTGGCTTCATCACCGCAGAGAACACGCCTCGCAGGGACGTGACAGCCTCTGCGGTCTTCAGTCCTCCGAGCGTCAGTGCGGACGTCGCAGAGAGGACCTGGTCAATCCCTACCCCGGCAGCGGACGCCAGAGGCGTGACCTTGCCCATGGCAGAGGATAGTTCGCCGATGGTGGTCTTGCCCGCCTTCATCGCAACGAACATCTGATCCGAGACCTTGCCGACTTCGCTCGATTTCATGCCGTACGAATTCATGATCGAGGTGAGGCCATCGACGGCTGTGCCTGCATCGGTGATCCCACCACGAGCCAGTTTCATGGCGCCGGTCATCACTACGGTGGCGTCCGCTGCGTCTCCGAATCCGGCTGAGATCGTGGTATAGAGAACCTTGGCGGTGTCCACGGGAAGGATTCCGAACTCCTTCCCCATGCCTCGAACCGTCTGAGATAGCGCGTCCATGTCGGTGGTCGACGTGTCGACGAGGGTGGCCACCTCAGCCATGCCTGTTTCGAAGCCTGACGCGGACTTGCTGGCGAAGCCGAGACCAGCGACAATCAGGCCACCGGCGATCATCGCCTTCTGGCCCATGTCCTTCATCTTCTTGGAGGCGTCGTCGATGCTGGTGGTGTCGATCTTTGGGTGGGCGAGACCCTCGTTGAATTCGTCGGAGGCTTTCTTCGCCTCGTTCTCGAAACCCACCAGAGACTTCTCTGCCTTGACAAGGGAGGATGTAAGCGAGTCGGTTCCCTGGACGAGCACTCCAATCATGTTGTCCATGCCGCCAGGCATCATCCTCTCCTATTTGCGATTCTTCCCCTTGCCGCCCATCATCTTGGAGAGTTGCTTCGACTCTTCCTCTTGGAGCCACAGAGCGCCAGACGCCAGTTCGGACCACTCATCCAGCACGAGGTTATCGATCTCGATGAAGGTGTACCGAGGAAAGTAGTGGCATATCATGGCTCGCATCTGCTTGTACCCGTCCGAACGGTACTCTGACCGTTCGGCCTCTAGAGCTTTTTTATGCTAGCCCCGGAACTGAAGCCCATCCCCTTCTGGATCTGCTGAGCGAGTACCACGACGAGGCCTGGCTCCCACTGCGTTTGGATCTCTTCGTAGTTGGGCGCCGGATGAACCAAGAACTTCTGGACCAGAACCTCGTTGGCTTCGGCCTCGACCTTCACCGCACCGACAAGGCGCTTGTACTCGTTCCACGAGGCCTGCCGAGCGATGTAGATCTCGTTCTCTCGGTCGGGAACGTTGATCTGGAACAGTCGGATTCCCGGTGTCTTGGCTCTGATTTCTTCTACGATCTGTTCTACTGTTCGATTGTCCTCATCCATCTGGATTCTCCTTCAGGGCTTTCCCTGGTGATTACACGAGGCCGGAAGCGTCGAGAGCGATGCCGGAGATCTTGCGACCAACAGCCTCGTCGCCAACGTCGAAGCCGCCTTCCACGTCCGTAAACTCGCTCCCCAGGAATCGAATGATTCTCTGGGCGTTGTTCTTCATGGGGTACATGATCAGGATCGTCATGTCCCGCAGGTCGAGAAGATCCGTGAATTCGACCTCTCCGATCTGGAACTTCGCGATCTGCGTTTCGCTGGACCTGGCAGAATTCACGCCCTCGGAGATGACGGCGTTGTTGAGCTCCTTGACCTCGAAGTCGAACTCATACTCCTTGGGTCCTCGCCCCATGGCATGCGGCTTGGTGTGTCCAGATCCTCGGATGACTGACTTCGCCTGCGCGGCCTTCCAAGAGAAGTTCTGAACGGCCATCAACTTGATGCCATCCACGAGCACGGAGATTTCCTCACCACTCGTTCCGGCGATGAATCCTTCAGTAGCCATTGCGTTCCCTCCCTTATCCCAGGTAGACGGTGGTGTAGATCATTTCCATGGCTCGCATCGGGGTGATCCCGAGACGAACGTAGACGTCTCCGAGGAGCCGATTCGCTGCGGTGGAGACAGCCACCAGTTCGAACGCATCGATCTGCTTCGGCGTCTTGTCTCGCATGTTCTCCAGCGGCCGAGACATGGCACTTTCCAACTTGCGGAGGCCCTCGCCTGCGCTGTCGTTCTCTTCCCCGACGTAGGGCTCTGCGGCTTCACGGGCTGCCTTCGATCCGTAGTAGACTGCCCGCAGGTCGTTGACTCGCGAATAGTCCGATCCGGAAGGTGCGGCGGTGAGGCTGTGGGTGATCGTGAAACCACGTCCGGCCTTGAACCGCATGGTGTTGATTCGTGCGCCGATCAACGTCTCCAGGTGTCCCGGGCTGAATTCCGGCACCAGGGCCAGAGCGTTCGGGACGATCCTGTTGATCAGCGACTTCTGGATCCCGAGTCCTGCCATCACGCCGCCGCAGGAGGCGGTGATCGGTGCGGTGTACTCCTCGCCGTCGAAGTCTGCCACCGTGATTCCGCCGGCGAAGATCACGGCGTTGCGATCTCCAACCAGAGCGGACAGAGCCACCAGCGTCTCGACATACGCGTCGAGATCGACCAGGTACCCAGCGGTCCCGACTTCATACCCGGACGTGAACGCCGGGGTCTCCAGAATGGCGAATCGCTCGGACCGGAAGTCCTCTGCCATCTCGGAGCAGTGCAGCAAGATCGCCGTCCAAAGAGTGGACGAGGTCGCTCCCACCGCATGGATCCAGGCGGCGTCGAGCTTGGTCTTCGCGATCTCAAGGCCTGCCAGGTAATCACCATTGACCAGCGCTCCTCCGTCGAATCCTCCAGAGAACACGACGTAGTCTTCGTCGGGCGCCAAAGGCAGCGGATCCTCGACAAGAGCGGCGGCGCCGTAGACGCTTCCTGCCACGATCGCTGCGATCACATCGGCCATGACCAACCAGGCAAGGTTGGTTGCCGAGTACACCCGAGTCGTGTACGGGTCCGTGTTTCGGTCCTGCATCGTGACCGTGGCGGTGAACATCGCCGAGGCATCGAGGTACTCGGCGATTCCAATTGCGCCTGCGGTCGCCTCGTACGCCTCAATCAGTTCGAACGTCGGTCCCGTCCAGTCCACGTCGATGCGGAGAATGGACCCGGCTCCAGGAGCTGCCGGCTTGATCAACAGGAGAACTTCGCCGGTGGCATGATCCAGTGCGATGCCTTCCAGCGTTTCGGTCGTGACCAAGGAACTGACGTCCAGCGTTTCGTCCAGTACTGGAGACTCTCCGTCCTCCTCAAGGATTCGGTAAATCACCTTGGCTGTCCTGTCGAGTGCCATCGTGTAGAGCAGTGGTTCGGAGAACGAAAGGTCTCCGTTGACGTCGTCCTCGAAACACACCGACGAAATGTCGGGTGCCACGATTGCCAGATCGACGTTGTAGTCAATGGCGTAGTCCAGGACAGGAGTGCCCGGGACGGCGGCGGTGATGACCAGCAGAGTCTTGTCGGTCGTGACCTGCATTCCGTCTCCGGCAGAACTTGGCATCTTTCCAAGGCCGGTGATGGTATCTCCAGCAGGAATCAGGGTGCTGATGTCCAGCGTATCAGCAGCGACCAGGGCGCCCAAGTGATCGAAGTGCCACACCGTCTCGTTTCCCGAACCGTCAAGGCCGAGCACCCAGAATTCAGGTACCATCTGGCTTTCGAGGTTGACGAGTTGCATCCCGAGACCAACTACCGAGGCCACTGCCGCTGGAAGCTCGAACGATTCGACTTCTTCCATGTCGGTGTCGAGCGTTTGCACGGTAGGCGTACCTGTGCCGATCACAACCGCAGTGGCCGTGGGCATCGTTGCGAGTTGCAGTCCGGCCTTGCCATAGTGGCTGTTCCCGGAAGTTCCCCAGGCTCCACCGACACGAACGGTCTCCGTCTCGAACGGATCGGACAGCACCAGTTCTGCCTGGGTCGGCCCGCCGATGCGGATCGCGTAGATCTTGGTCGAGCCAGCGTCGAAGGCCTCCTTGATTGCGTCGAGCAGTGCGCCGCCCTGGAAGATCGTCTGAGCGTTCTTCTTGGCGTCTTGGCCGGACAACGTGTAGACGTGCCCTGGAATCCCGCCTTCAGCGGCTCCGATCTTGATCTCGACGTTCGCCAGAGACGGTGGGACTGCTCCCACGTTTCCGTCCTCGTAGTCGGTGTATGCGTCGGGAATGGTTCTCGTGGTGGTCATGGTTTACGCCTCCATCTTGTGCCAGGCTGCCACAGCAGACAGGAATTGTTCGCGGGTGAGCTTCTTGTCGTCTCCGAAGCCGTAGTGGGTCTTCACTGCTTCAGCGACAATCCGGGAGGTTCTGGTGGATTGGACCAGCGAGTCAAATCGGATTCGGTTTGATTTCTTCCTCAACGGGTGATTCCGGATGGCCTTCTTGTCTGCCACCATCACAGGCAGGATCTCGGGAACTGGCGTAACATCAGGCGCCACGATTCCAGCGGTCTCTTCGACTGCAGCCGTTTCTGTGGCGGCTCCGTCCTTCTTCTTAGTCATCGGGTTCCTCCTCGTTCATGTGGATCTGCTGGATAACGCCTTCCACATTCTGCGCCGATCTCAGCAAGCGTATCATGCGAATTGTTTGCGCGCTAGAGTAAACCACAGGCACCCCAGAGGTGTCATCCGGTGGCGTCGATCTCCCTGTCATGCTGATAGCCTCCAGCGAGAGTGTTACTGCCGGCGACGCCTCGCTGTCGGTCATCGTTATCGGTGTTCGTTGGGCCTGCAAATCCATGATGGCTGCTTCCAGCAGATCGAGCTTGGCGTCAGCAACCGCACGGCCACTGGAACTTGACGTTCCGATGGCATAGACCTGCAATCGGTAGTCAGCGGTGGCGCGGAAGAATCGTCCCGAGGTTTCGACAAAATCCGTCACCGCATTTCTGGTCACATGATCTCGCTTACCACAACCGAGGGGCTCGTTCGAATAGCCGAGGTCGACCAGGATCGCAAAGGGGTAGGTGGGTGGGGTCGTCGCCTTGGCCTGCCATCCAGCCACGACAGGACAGCCGATCTTGCTTTCGATCCAGATTCCGAGGGCTCGTTTCATGACCTTGCTCATCGGCCCGCCCTCTTGATGGCTCGCTTCACAGCAGCGTTGAAAACCCTGTTTGCCTGCTTCTTGCCCTCCAGATACGCCGGCTCGAAGTAGGGTTGTGCCGCCGATTTCACGGTTCCGAATTCCACGTGCGGTGCATACTCGACGTTCGTTCCGACATACCCCTGCGCCCACGAAACAACGACCGGAGTGATGGATGAGCGGAGGTTGCCGGTGTCGACGGGGCACAACTGCTTTGCCTTGGCCTCGATGATCAAGACGAGCGTAGTGACGGCCTTCCCGAGTTCCTGCTGAAGGTAGGTCGGGAACTGGTTCAATAGCTTTTTCGCCTTCTCGATGGCGGCGAAATCCACATTGATGCTGGCCAGATGGGTGCTCATATTTTCTGGTCCTTGGTCAGTATCAGGACCCAATGAGTCACCACACCGAAGAAGTTCTGCGATTGAATGTTCGTGACCTTGTACCGGATCCCTGAGACCGTGACCCAGTCGTTTTCGAGGATGCCGCAGGATGGGAGCACCGAAGCAGAAGCATCGGCTCCGATCGCCGTGAGGTCCGCGTTGACTTTCGTGTTCATCTCGATGGCGACGGTTCCGACGGTCGAGACGCTGGATTCAATGGGCCCGTCGAATGTTCCTGCTCCTGTCACGCCCGGTCGTGTGACCACAGCAGACACATTCGAAGTCTGGATCAACCAGGTTACTTCTCGCAGGGCTTGCTGGGCCACACCCATCACCACTCTCCGCTGTCGTCGCCATACGGATCATCGATGTTGTCAGTAGTCCCCTCAAGATAGAGCTGCTTGGCCTGCTTATAGACCCTCGGAGTCACACTCAGCGAGATCACGGAATCGTCTGCTGCGGGATTGACCCGCCTCACTCGGGATGCATACTCGGCAGCAAACGCCTTCTCCAGGTCTGCCCAGTTCGATGCCTCCTTGCTTCGGTCCATCTTCTTGTCGCCAGACGAAAACGAAATCCGCTGGCTCGCCCTGGCACGCAGGGACTGACAGACCAGGATCTTCGCACGGAGTAGCCACAGTTCTCGGTGGAGATCCGGCATGTCAGGGGTGACCGTATCGTCATCGAGCAGGTAGTGAACATCTACGTCTGTAGCGACAAGCGGCAGAGATCGTTCCGCACAGCGCGTGGCATAGGCTTCCCCGACGAGAGAGACATTGTCGTCTCCGAGGAAATCAGCCTGGATGTCTGCGACCAAGGCTTCAAGCACGTCACTCCCCCTGGTTCATCGCTTTTCGGATGCGGGACAGAGGCACGTTCAAAGCATCGCAGATGGACCGCCGCGATTGCCCCGCCTCGATCATCTCTGCGATTTGCCGGTCCACAATCGACTCATCGCGTACGATTTCAGTTTCGACTTCCGGAAGTGTCGGCTCGGGCTTCGGCTCGGGCTTCGTCTCTTGAGGAACCGCCTTCTTCCGGAGGGAAGACTCGCCAGCGATCAAGCCTCTCTTTTCGGCAGATCGGATCTCGTCTGTCATGGCGAGGATCCGGATCGATGCCCTCGGTGGGAACTTGACGGACTTGCCGCCCTTGTGGGTGATGATCAACGTGGAGTCGGTTTGGTTCGTCATGATCGGCATGTGGCCTCCTCGATCTTGTGTACATCCAGGATTCTACCATAGAGGTCGTTCTGTTTCCTCATCCTTTCCCTTCTCTAACACGGTCATTGGTGGAGCAAGAAAAGCCTCCACCATGGTTCAGAACGTGTTGGGCTTCAAGCGTAGTGAGTCGCCTATCGTGACGACCTACCCGCAACTCTATCTGTGCCCTAGCTTCCCTGGCCTCGGTAAACGATGCACGACACGTATCTGCAAAGGCTGTGTGATCCTTTTCGTGCATATCCCACCGACGAGCATTCTCCGCAATAAAACTTTCTTGCTGCGTCGAATTCTTGATGATGAGAGAGGCGAGAAGCCAGGTAGCCCCCACAAGGGCCAAAACCACTGTCACGATTATGGCCGCTGCGGGGGTCCAAGAGAAAGATTGAATCTCTGCAAGCATGAGCATGAGCGTGTCTCCTGATGGTGCATCTACTTCAAGAAAACTAGCTCATCAGAACCCGAAGCGCACCGGCGAAGTCCTTCGTACCATCAGGGGTCGCAGTCGTGCTCAGGCAGCCCGTATCGGCGTCCTGCACTGCGGCACCAGCATCAACGGTCCCATCGGTGGTCGCCACCATGAGACCATCGGTTGCGTGAAGCGGGGCACTCATGGCGAAGTAATCGCCCGTGCCGAAGTCCACTTCAGATGCCACCGTGACGACAGCAGCAGAAACGGCCTGCGTGATCGACTTGAAAGCCTTCACGCCCGCAATCACGCCGCCACCGGGAACCGGAGTCAGCACTTCCTGAATCGCTTGGTCGTTGATGTCCTTGCCGTCCACGGTGATGTCTCCACCATCGTAGGTGGCGTTGGTCGTCAACTCGATGTTGCGTGCCGGGTATACATCGGCAAACGCCGTCGAGATGTCCATGATGGTCCCGCCGCCAGCCGTGTACTTGGCGTGGAATCCAGTCGTGACCTTGATTGCGAGCGCCGGGGCGATGAACGGAACGGTGTACGTCGTTGCCAGGAATCCAGCGATGAACGCATCGATGGCCTCTTGGACCGTGTTCACGCCGAAGCCTGCCGTCGTGTCGTCGAAGTACACATCCAACGCATCGGTCAGCACTCGACGCCACGTGGTCCCATCCGACGTGAATACCGCCGTGGTACCAGGAAGGATCGTTCCAGCCGGAGCGGGAGTCGTGATGTTCTCCCCTCCGAAGTTGGTGACGATCAGGAAGCCCTCAAAGTCGCCCACCGGAGGCAGCGTCAGTGCCGCCGGGGCACCGTTCGCATCAGCCAGAACAGTTCGATTCGTCAGTTGGGTCTCGGCAGGACCGGCGGTTCCGATCACGATTGCATGAGCCACACCGGCCATGTCGATCACAGTGGCGGTTCCCGCCAGGATGACCTTCAGTGCGGCGTACTGCGTGCCGCTCAGAACGAATCGACCGAAGGGTGCCCATCCAGTTCCGTTGCTGGAGAAGATCGCCATCTCGCCAGCACCGAGCACCTGACTGCCAGCACTCGTCAGAACGATGTCCTCCCCGCCGACGTTGGCGACGTACAGCATCCCCACGAAGTCGGCAGCAGCCGGGAATGCCAGGTTTTCACTCGGGTTTGCCGTGTCCGCATCGGCCACGACGATGTTGTTGATGATCTTGGTCTCGGCAGCACCGGCGGTCCCGACCACCAGGGTATGAGCCGCTCCTCCCATGGCCACGACGGTCAATGCGCCGGTCTGCAGCTTCTTGGCGATGTCGAGTTCTGATTCCAACTCTTCGACGGCACCGTTGACTTCGATTGCTGCGATGTCGTGATCTCCACCAGAGGCAGTGAAGACGATCGCACTGGCGGCGTGTGCTCCTGGTGTTGCAGCGATGTGCCCTGCGATGTCCGCCAGGTTCACGTCTTCGTCAGGAACAGTGATCGTTCGATCTCCGGTGAGTGCAGCAGGACCCTGAATGGTGACCTTCTGAGTCCCGTTGTCCGTTCCCTCAAGGAGAACCACTGCGGCCCCCGTGGTTTCACCGGCGGGAGTGAGCATCTCGGTCTTGAGAGCGAGGGCATCATCCATGGCTTCTTCGGGAACCGTCCCAGGCTTGATGAATTTTCCGTCCATTCTCATGATGCCCACCTCCCGCTGAGAACGAGCACGTCAGTAACCGCAAGGGCGACGTCCGAGTCGAGCCAGGTCAGCACGTTGGTTTCTGCATCGACTTCCCAATCGTCGCCGTAGGCCTGCACCAAGCCCCCCACTGCGAGCGAGATGAAGTCGGGCCCGGGCCATGCGAACGGAAGATCGAACTCGGTCTGGCCGGGTGACGTCACCGCCAGTACCACTTCCACGTCCTGAGATACCACGTCGATATCTCCGGCTTGAATCGCCTCTGCCAGCGGCAGGGTGATTTCGGAAACCGTCTTGGATTCCCCCGCGTCGAAGACTAAGCCTTCGCCGGGGATATCCACGGTGGTCGCCTGATTATTTTTGACGGTGACAGACATTCTCGACCTCCCTGGTCTATGCGGTGATGACGACCTTCGCCAACTTGTCCGCGTTCACGATGCCCATGGCCAGTTCCTTCCAGATCAACCAGCCGATCATGAACCGCTTCTTCTCGTCCAGGGTGTCGGAGGTCAGATCCTCGCGAACACCCATCTTCCCGATCTCGTAGTTCGGGATGATCAGGACTTCGTCGGTGCTCATCCCGGGGAAGTTGATGATCTGTGCGCCGTTGTATGACTTGACGATTCCCTTCTCGTTGAGCTCGCGCGCCGTCACCGGGTCGAGATCGAAGTTCTTCATGTCGTTGAGGCGACTGCCACGCATGACGAGGTACTTCACGGACAGACCGAGATCCTCGATCCGAGACATGGCCTCGTTGAGTCCTTCGGACGTCAGAGCGCCTCCGGTCACGGTCACGGTCATCCCGACTGCGACCGCATCGGAGATCAGAGTGACCGCTCGGGTGTCGATGGTGGTGCGGATTTCGGTGGCGGCGGACTTCTGGATGTCCACGAGCGTTCCGATGTTGCCATGCTTCAGCGTGGACTTCTTGACCATCGGAGTGCTGACGACGATGGAGTCCGGGAAGGTGACTTCGGTGCCCTTGATCTCGCTCTCGATGGCGTCGCCATTCGAGTCGATCCAGTAGGCCTTGGTCTCGGATCGGATCTGGTACGTCGCGGGTTCTCCCACCGGGCGAAGGTGCTCGGTGAAGAGCAGTGGCGCGATCGACATCAAGTCGACCTCGGTTTTGATCGGCAGCGCGATGGCCGCGGCAAGGGCCTTCATTCCCTCGTCGCCCTTGTCCATCGCTTCCTGGAGCAGATTTGCCATTTCGGCAATCATCTTCGCATCGGTTTTCATGTCATTCCCCCTATACCAGAAGCTTGAAGCGAAGGACACCAGCCACCACCGAGATCGCCTCGGCGATCACGACATCGCCACCCGCAGCGGTGTCGAGGAGCGAGGTACCACTGAGACAGGCCAACTCTTCCCCGGCAGCAACGCCATCGGTGTAGTTGTCGGTCTCGTAGATCCCGCCGCAGCAGGCCACGGAACAGAGTTCCGTATCCACGGCGTCGGCCACGAGAATGCCGAACGACCGCTTGGTCGAATCGGTGTTGAGTGCGAACTCGTCATCGTCGGACAGTGCCACGCACTGGCCCGCTTCCCCACCGGCTACGCCGTCGAAGGTTCCGATGCCGTACTTGTATCCAGGGACCTTGGTCTCCAGGTAATGGTCGCTCATGATCAGTCCTCCTTCTTGTCGGTGTGGCCGTGGGCCTCACGCATGGCAGCTGCGAGCCGATCTTCCAGGGACAGTCCCTTTCCGTCGGGCACAGAAAGCGCACCCTTGTCCGATGCATCGGCCTGCAAAGAGGCCTTGGTCTTCGGCGTCACAGGCGCCACCGGAGTGGCAGGAGACAGCGTCGAAACCACATCCTCCGTTGCGGAGTAGGCTTCGTCGGACATGGCAGAGAGCCGTTCCAGTTCCGCAGCGCGGCTGGCTTCGCCTTCGAACTTCCGGCCGGCAGCTTCCCACTTCGTGAGCAGCGATTCCGCCTTGGTCTTCCGTGCGGCCTTTTTGGCCTCTGCTTCGACAGCAGCCATCTTCGCCGTCAGAGTCTCCATTTCCTTCTCCATCTTGGCGATGGTGGCTTGGAGCTTCTCGATCAGCTTGATCTTCTCTTCGTCGGACAGGGCCGTCAGGTCCTGATCAGCGCCGAGGTCCTTCTTCTCTTTCGGTGGCATGGTCTTTCCTCCAGGTTGTATGGCGGCCACTTGTTGGATTTCAGCACGGTCATCGGCGCCTTCTCGATCCAACAGTCCGACGCCAGTAAATGTGATGCCATGCAGGATCTCATAGACGAGGGCCCCCCGGTACTCCTGGCCCTTGTAGGTTTTCAGGTGAACGCAGTATTCCGCTCGGCTCTTCACCTTCTTGCCGCAGACAGAACACTCGCCTTCCTGGTAGTCGCACTCCATGGACACGTAGCCCACGATCTTCTTCTGAATCAACTTGTACGCCAGGCGACTAGCTTCCGAGTCGTCAGTGAACAACTCGCCAACGCATTCGACCCGGGACAGGTCCCCGGCTTCCACGTACTTCGCTTCCAGGATCACGCCGACGATGTCGCGAATACTCTGGTCGTGCGAAAGGTCGATCTTCTTTCCCGTTGCGGATTGGGCAGCGGCCTTCAGTTCCGCCGGCATGAAGTGATCGCCGTTCTTGTTCGATCCCACGTGCGTCAGGATGAACTTGAATTTCTTGTCGCCCGTCTCGACGGCGACCGTCTGCATGGGGACGTGGCGGTTGGATACGTTTGCTGCGTGCATGGGCGTTTCCTGGTGGTCTGCGTCGGACCACAGAGCAGGCCAGGTACGCCATTCCGCATACCCGCTGTCGATCCATGTCTTCGCCCGTTCCATGTCCCACGTCGTCTTCGCGAATCGGTAGGACTGCAAGACCATGGCCTCTGGATCTTCTCCATCGGGAACATGCTCTGGCTTCAACTTGCCGACGATAATCGAAACGCCGTCAATGCCTTCGAGCTGCTTGGTACGGAACGAATCGGGCAGGAAGTCGTCGGGGTCCTGAACGCGGAAGCGAATCTCGTTGTCGGTCTCTTCCCACACCGCTGCGGCATCCAGTTCGGCTCGTGCGATCAGTGTGCCTGTCTCGTCGGGTGGCATGAATCCTCCTGTAACTGGAGTGCCATTCGGAAGAATCGGCCTCCGAATGCCTCCAATATCCTGGTTGTCAGAACTCGTGTCAACTATTTTTTGCCAAATCGGCACGGCATCTTTGACGTTTTGGCAATCGTGTGGTTGATTTTTGCCAGAATAGCAAGAAAGGAGTTGCTTTGTCAGAATGGCAAGAGGCGGAGTCGGTGAATGCGATCTATTCCGCAGGCTCTTCAGACAGCCATTCCTCGGGGACACGGGCTGAAACCGAGCAGCGGCAATTACTTGACACTATCCCATTGCCGATGTACCATCCTTGCAACGTCTCCAAGTTGAAGACGTATCCTGAGTAGTGCGAGACCACAACGGACGTCAAGGAGTCAAGATGACAAAGCGGTTCATTCTTCCCATGGACAAAATTGTCGCAAGGTACAATGCAGGAGAGCCTGTCAGTTCCATTGCCTCTTCTTTGTGTGTTGACTCCGGAGTTATCCGCCGGCGGATCATTGAGAGAGGCATTGTTCCTCGTGGGATCGTCGAAGCGATTGGCAGGCAAGTCCCCGTCAAAGAACTCATTGCAAGGTATCTTTCCGGAGAATCCGAGAAGGCGCTTGGCGAGGCGTACTCCGTCTCCCGTGGCGTGATCCGGCGTCGGCTGCTTGCTGCCAACATCACTCCAAGGAATCGATCCGGAGGAATGTTCGCCAGAATGGCTAGGACAACGAGAGAAGAGCGACTTGCTCTCGCTTCTGCCGCCCATGAGGCCACCAGGGGGCGCGTCAAGACTGACGCCGAACAGGAGGCTTCCGCCCGCGCCATCGAGGCCAAGGCGATCTTTGCATCGCCGGCAGAACTGCTCATGGCCGGTTGGCTCCGCGCCAGAGGGGCAGAGGTCGTCCAGCAAAAGGCGGCGGGGAAGTACAACATCGACCTGGCCGTCAACGGTGCCGTCGCCGTGGAACTGCACGGGGGCGGCTGGCACCTCTACGGTCGCCATGCCATCAGAGAGCCTCAGCGCGTCAAATATCTCCTCGATGCCGGATGGCATGTCCTGATCGTCTACTACACAACTGGAAGGTGCCGCGCTCTCGTCGAGGCCTGCGCAGACAAGATCGTCTCCTGCGCGGAACTCGCCAGCCGGCTTCCACCCGGCACTTGTGAGTATCGGGTGATTTGGGGTGACGGTCAGGATTGCCCCTCCAGACGTCTTGATCTCGACAACGTCTCCTGAGTACCATCGTTTCGTTGCCGCCTTGATTCCGTCCGCTACAACCATGATCCCCGGAAGCAAGCAGTCAGGATGCGCCGGCGGCCCATCCAGGTCTTTCAGCTTGTAGACCACGCCGTTTCTCGGAAGGCAGATCGGGCAGGTGCGGTCGTCGTCCGCGGTAATCCATGTCACTTCGGTGATCCCTGCATCGGCATAGAACGACTTGCGGCCCTCGTTGTGCGCCCGCAGGGTCTCGGTGCGTGCGATCAGCGTCATGCGCTGTTGGGCCGTCTTGAAGATGGTCTTCCCCGCGGTTCGGAAGGCCTCCTTATCGACGACCACCCTGCCGATCTCCCGCCGGATGTCGGGAATGGACGATCCCTCCAGGATGCCTCGGGTCACTGCGCCCTTGATGTTAGCCGCCAACTGTCGAGACACATCGCCCAGGAGGGTCACCTGGTAGTTGGCGAGAAAATCAACGGCCTGGATGTCGATGGTCGCAAAGATCCTCTGGGCCATGCTGGTCGTGGCTGCGGGGTCCAGCGATGTGAAGGAGGGGACGCCCCATGCCTTGAGTTGGTCGATCCCCTCGTCGATTCCCAATTCGAGTGCGCCGTTGACCGAGTCCCGCACGCCGAGCGTCGCCTTGGTCTCCAGGTCTTTCTGCATTGTATCGATCTGCGACTGCAGCACCCGGATCGCCTCGGCCCGATTCTGCTGGTATGGCTTCAGAGCGTCGCTGGCATCGAGATCTGCCAAGGTTCGCTGCAGGCTATCCGAGGCCTCCTTGAGGTCCTTCGCGAGCTCCTTGACTCGGGCCTCCGCATAGGCGTCGCGCTTCTTGGTGGCGACCTCGATGGCCTTGTCGATTCGCTGTTTCTGGGTCAACGCCATCTCACGCCTCGAAGCTCAGGTCCCATGGATCCCTGCCTGCAAATGGGCCGGAGACTGGAGACCCGGTTACCGGATCCAGGTTCTGCACCCGGTACAGATCCCACTTCTGCCCGACGCTTTCATACTCGCCGAGGCGGCGCCATGTCTGCCGAACGCCGGAGTAGTACTTCTTCCCGTCGACGACCGGGTACGATCCGTCGGCGCCGAATCGGTACAGTCCCGCAGGACAGGGAGCCCCTGGATTTCTCGGATCCTCGATGCAAAGGCCGTCCTTCCCCCCCACCTTGACCACCAGGATCACGTGGTGCTCCATCGGGATCACGTTGATCTGTCGCAGCCAGGCCCACTGCTCGTAGAGTGAGGACAGCGACGCCTTGCGCATGCCGCACCCGTCGGACTCACAGTACGCTGCGAACCCCGGGACGGTGGTGGCGTTGACCTGGTGGTCGTGCTGGAAGCGAACGATGTTCCATGCAGACCGCCCGACCCTGAAGTTGTAGTCGCCGTTGGCGCAGAGCCACCACGCCAGGAACCATCCGGCCCATGGCGAACACGTTCCGCCATGCAGGGGCGCGTGCAGTCCGCTTCCTGGGCGGACCGACGACAACGAGCCGGAAGGGAACGGGAATCCAAGAGCCCCAGACTTGAACGGGGCCTTGTCGAACAGATATGGATTGCTCCATCCGCAATAGCGGAAGCCCTGCCCGTCGTCACAGGCCTGCATAAGCTGCAGAGCGAGAGAGAATCGACGGTCGACGGCGGTATGGGGTCCGCATGGGGGCAGCGCCCAGATTGCCGTTGTGGACGTCGATACAGGATCCTGACCCGCCGCCGCAGTACGGTCTGCGATCAGGCGCCAGGTCACCGGACCGACGATCCCGTCCACGAGGATCTTCTCCTGTGCCTGGAACCCAAGGACGGCTGACTCGGTGGCCGGGCCGAAGATCCCGTCCAGCGGACCGACGTTGAATTCGAGTCCGTCCAACGCTATCTGTAGTTGGTGAACGTCGGACCCGGCGTCTCCTCTTCGAAGTGTCCTCATGGTCTTGATCCTTTCGGCGGCATCGCCACCCTGTTGTAGACGGCCCGGGTCACGTCGGCCCGAGCATCAGACGCCTTGGCACTCTTGTAGTCCCCGCCAATCCGCAGCAGGGCTCGCGCCTCCTCGGCGGTGATGACCTCCAGTTGGACCAGCTTCGTGACCTCGTCGGCCGTCCAGTTGCGGTCCACAATCACAGGCTCTTCCGACTGCTGCTGCGTCTCGATCTCTGCAGACAGGCCCGCCTTCACCTGAAGGCTCTTGCCGGAGATCAGGCCGCGGTCATACAGCTCCAGCAGGAACTTCTGTAGCTCGTTGTCTGCCGTCAGATCCAGGTCGGAGAACTCGTATCGCAAGATGACATCCTTGTGTCCGGTTCTCTCCAGCCACGGATCCAGAACCCAGTCCAGCATTTCACGAGCGGCCTGCTTGATCTCTTTGAGCATCACGATCATCCGCTGCATCGAGACCGAGGCCGTGGCGAAGTTGGCGCTGTCGCCGGTGACGACGGAACGGGACAACCCCATGGCGACCAGGATGTCCTCCTTGATCTCCTTCATCTGCTCTGCGGTGTCGAGCGATTTGTCGGCACCGTAGGTCTCGGCCTTCACGTAGAACGGGACCACGATCCCGGACTTCAAGTCCGCCGTCTCGACGACGTCCCGAACCGCATCGATCTCCTGCTGCGTCGGAAGGATCGTCTTGCCGCCGGCGAACACGCCGCCGACCTGGATGAAGCGGAGAGGCGTCGTCCACCGCTTTGCAATCGCACGTTCGGCCCGACGATAATCACGCAGGAGCTCGATGGCCTCGAAGGCCGGCAGCACCATGGACTGCCCGCGAGGCTCGTACTCGGGGACGTTCCACTTCACGTGAAGCAGGCGATCCAGCGACAGAGCGACCTCGTTGTATCCCGTCGATCCGGCGTCGGTGCCGTCCCCCTTCTGCGTGGCCTTGGTGATCTCGCCGTTCTCCATTTCAAGAACGACCGAGACCGGATTCACGCACTGCACCCGGGCCAAACCTTTCTTGTCCTTGGCCAGCGTCATGTATCCGATGGCATCGCCTTTCACCAGCAACTGCTGGACCATGTCCTTGATCCACTTGTTGAGGCCGAGAGCCCAGAACATGTCCTGGACTTCCTCCTGCACCGCCTCGTCCTCGCACGTCGGCGTGATCTCGTCTCCGATGGCAAACGTACGCCAGGCGTTCACTGCGTTGGAAACCAGGGGCTCCTCCTGGTAGAACACCATCGCTCGTTTCGCACGATCCACCCAGGCCGTGGGGATCTCGGAATCGTTGACGGCGTAGGACCGGAATGGGTTCGAAGCGAACGCTGCGGCGGAAGCCAACTTCTCTTTTCCTGGCTTGGCAGCGACTGTCAGTGGCGTTGTCCTGGAGGCCTTCTTGCTCGTGCTTTTCATGGGGACTCCCCTATAGGTGCCGTGTCAACTTTGCGAGCGGGATCTTCGTTTCTCTCTTCTTCGGCTCGTAGACCCCCTGTCGCACCATGGACCATCGTAGCAGAGCACAACGCATGGCGTCCACAATATGGTCATTGCCCTTCGAGTAGATCACGCCACGATCCGTGAGCACGTAGGTCTGCGAGCACAGTTGGTCTTCGATCTGGTTGTCGCTCTTGGGTAGCACAAGCCGGCGAACATTCAGGGCCTCGTTGATAGCCATGGTCATCGCCTCCTTCGTGCGTCGCTTGACCTCCTGCCCGTTCACGTCCTCTCCGAACACCAGGGATCCACCGAAGTCGTAAGCGACCAGTCGGTTCACCAGGGCCAGATCCCGGAACTTGTCGAGCATCGTGAGATCCTGGAAGACGGAGATCCCATTCCCGCCGCGGTCGATCCCGAGGCCCACCGGATGATACGCACGGTCGATGAGTGCGACAGCTTCCGCCAACGTGGGGTACGGGAGCCGCTCTGCGTGGATCCGCAGGGCCAGGACCAGCGACTCCTCTTGCTCCTCGAACAACAGCAGTTCCGATGGATCCGACGTGTATCCCAGGACGCCGCCCAACCAGGAGATCCCTTTCTTCGGCTCGAGCCCGAGCATCGTCGATAGCTTGTACCGAGTCTCCTCCTCTGAGTCGCACTGGGCAAACGCCTCGCCGAAGACGTTGATCTTGCGGTAGTCAGGCAGGGCAGCAAGGGCCCGGGCAACCATGTCTGGGTTGAAGGCTCCGTACGCGGGGGCTCCGTGCTCGCCGGCCACCTCTCGCTGCCAGCCCGGGGAATCCTTGCCGCCGTAGAATTTCTCCAGGTCCGCTTCCTGTTCGTCGTTCCAGTCCGGGGAGATCCACGATGGCCAACGGACCACGTGCCAAGTTTCATCCTCGGTGATCTGGTAGTACTGCGTGTCGCGCTTCCCGTTCGGCGTCGAGTAGACGCGGAACTTCCCGCCGGCGTTCAGGCACCTTCGCAGGGCGCGCCACGCCAACTCGGGGAGCCACGCCGCCTCGTCCACCAACAGGAAATCGACGTGGAGTGAACGGAACGAGTTCCCCGCAGAGCCAGCGGGGCGGAAGTAGACCTTCGCTCCGTGCTTGAAATTGATCTGGTAGTATCCGCCCTTGTGGGTCGTCAGCCCGCCATGGGCTCCCCTGGAAATCGCATCGGCAAGCGTAGAGCTCGACGCCAGTTGATTCTCGATCTCCTCGATGATCGTGTCGAGGTGCCCCTGGAACGGAGCTGCAACCAGCACCGTCTTTCCCGGGTGCGTGAACGGGTACCAGAGAGCCAGTGTTGAGAGGTCGATGGTCTTGCCGACGTCTCTCCCGTCCAGGTGCACGATCTGCGGATGGTCGCAGTCAAGGTCCTCTCTCTGGTAGTCTCGGTACCGCCTTGGGCTCCCGTCCCGGTCGTACAGCATCGCCTCTCCCCACATCGACGGGGAGCGCTTGATGTCGTCGAGGTATCGCTGTTCGGCGGTGGTTAGCATGGCGGTCTATCCAGAAAGACACCTGTCCGATCGACGTGTTCGTCAATCGTTCCTTCCTTCGGTCGCAGCGGTGGCATCTTCGGTTTCCGCTTCGCCCACGGGTACACCCTACGGATCTCGTCAAGCCAGACCTTGTAGGGAAGCATCGCCCTCTCCCCAAACGGGTACGCCTCTCGCAACTTGCGCCGCCAGTCTGGATCGTCCTTGCTGAGCTTCAGGTCCACCAAGACGGCGTGCGCGTGATTTCGCCATTCGCTCACAGCAGTCTCCCCTTGAATCGATCCTCGAACGTCTGCGAGTCCACCACTCGCTGAGTCAACTGCGACTGCCGCTGATCCGGATGCCGCAAAGCAAAGTCTGCGCAGGCATTCTGTGCCGCGTAGACATCGGCGCCACTCAGCCAGCACTTCGGGTTGTCCGTCGTCCACGGCTTCGTCCCGAACTGCACGATGGTCCACCGCTTGCAGTCGTAGCAGGAGTGACTCCTTTTAGTCGTCGGCATCGAACATCCCCGCAAGGTCTTCGTCCTTTCCCCTCGGCGCGGCAACCGACCGGGGAGGCCGGATCGTCGGGACTGGATCCGCTGCGACCTCGGCAGGCAACAGACCGCGGCGACGTACCTCGGCAAAGAACCCCAGGATCGAGCTCTCGCCCGGGTCTCCTGCCGGCGCCTTCGCGTTGGCCTGCTCTCGCTGCACCGACAGCGCCCGCATCTCGGCTCGGATCTCCCGTCCATAGGACGCGATGATGTCGGGCCCCTGCCCCGCTGCCAGGGCGTATCGCCATCGCATGTCGAGGGCCGCAAGGCGTTCCAGCGCCAGGTCGTCTGTCTCTGTTCTGTCGGGGAGTGCGGCTCTGTACTGCTCCAGAATCTGGAGGTAGATGTGGTACTCCTCTGCGGGGAGCTGCTTGACGAATAGATCGTCCGAACTGGTAGCGCCGCCGCCGTGGAATTTGCAGAGGGTGCCGCCCTCCACCGCAGGACGGAAGCACGGCTTCTTGGTGATCTGGTCCTTCGCCCGGCAGATAATCTGATCCGGTTTCAGCGGGGCGTCCATGGCTCCTCCAAAACAGTTTCTACGGCAGTCTCTCTTGCCTCGCTCCAATACCACGATCGGTCGTCCTTCGCGTCGAACTCTCGGATCGTATCGAACAGCTTCTTCAGCCATGCCTTGGCCGCCTCGACCTCGACCGGGCTCCAGTCCTGAGTGGCGAGATGCTCCAGCGTCGTCTTCTCGATCTGATCCAGCGTCGTCATAGCGTTCCTGTCACAAATCGAGGCAACGACGTGCCACGCAAGGCACCGTCGATGGCGGCCCGTTGTTCGTCGGTGAGTCCTTCGTTGTGGCCATGCCTCATCGCTCCGGCCACCAGATCCCGGATCACCTGCGTAACCGGGCATCCTCGACGGCTCGCCTCGCTCTCCAGCCAGGCGGACATCGCATCTGTCATCGACACCAGCGTTCGCTTCATGGCGCACCTCCCAAGACAGGAGAGTAACCGACAGTTGCCTTGCTGTCAACCGTGTGGATCGCCGGTACAAGGCCCCGGCTGGCGCTGTGTGGTTGCGCTATCAATCCTCGGCATATCTGATTGGGGAGTTACCATCGCTCATCCAGATCTCGACATGCGGAAGTGCCTCGTGTAGCGCGTCGAGCAGATCCTCCAACTGGTCCTGCCGGTAGTCGTCAACGTCGACAGGGAAAGACCACTTGAGGGAGTCCGTCACGCATTGGTTTTCTGAGTCCTGCGCCTCGACATACCAGCCCTCGTTGCCCTCGATCTGGTCGTCCCAGTTTACCGTTAGTGTGCTGATTCTGGTCTTGGTTTCCATGGCCCGCTCCTGGGTTGGTTGTCGTGTGGTCGGGTTCCCCTACCCACGCTCAGAATATACCACGGCGATTTGCAGGGTGCAAGTCTTTATTTGCTTTTTGTTTGTCTTCCAGGGACAGGCGGATCACTCGTCGTCGCCCTTCATCCGCAGTCCGAGGAACACGGCCCCGTCCCGCTTGTGGACTTTCCATGCGGCGCAATGCACCGTCAGCGCCTCGGCGAACTTCCGAGGACCGAGCGGTGGGTTCTTGTATCGCTCCTTCCACCACTCCAGATAGGCAGAGTAGACGGTCCTACACAAGACCTCGGCGTTGTGATCGACCACGGTCTCGTCGGCCAGGAAGGTTTCGAACAACGAGGAGCTGTCGTCGCTGCTGGTCTTCCGTGCCTCCTCTCGGCACCTCTCCATGTAGCCTTCGGTAAAGACCATCTTGAGTCCGCCGGTGTAGCCGAACTTATCCGCCAGGGCATGGGCCTTGGACGTCGCTCGTCGCACTGCTGTGTCATCCATGGGTTCCTCCTGTTTCATTGGGACGGCGCGAAGCTGGATGCCTGAGAATGCCATGCCGGCACGCCCGCGACGTGGCGACATCCCCGCATCTTCCAGAGCTCGCACAAACAGACGAGGGCCAAGAACAGGACCCGTATGGTTCGCCTTGTGCCACCGGCAGAAACGCGCATAGAGGTCGCGGTGCGTCACTCTCGCGTTGGGTGCTCTGAAGGTTTCGTCCGCCAGGAACGCCTCGCAGAGGGATGGCCTCTCTGTTTTATCCATGGGTTCCTCCTTTTCCCTCTGGCGCCTGGCGCCGAGGACGGTTCCAGTACGGCGAGCCACACGCCGGACATCGCAGGATCTCCGGCTTGCGAGCTATCCACTCATGTCCGCATCGTAGGCACACCATCGCCGGCGGTAACTCTATTTTGACCATCACCCCACCTCCTGGCATAACGCTACAGGATACAGTGCCGTCCGTCAATCCCTTTTCTCGCCGGCACGATCCGGGCCTAGCACGATCCGCAAGACGAAGGCAGTGCCTCGATCTGTACCTGCCACACTCCTCTTGGATCGCAGGCGATCTCTGATTCGACTGCCAGAATCCACGAAGAGTTATACTGGATCTGGGCCGTGATGGAACGATCGGCCGCAAACACGCATGGTTAGTGGCTTTGCGAGATTTGCCTCAAAAGCGAACACCGTCCACCTCACGTTCCACCACACCGTCACAATTCCGTCACAGAAAAAATGGTTATGATTCCGACGGGTTCCGCAGAGGTATGTGACTCATTGGAGACGGAGCAACGGAAGGCCCCTTAAGCTTGAGCCTATACTGTGACGAGTGACGGAAGCCGTTGTGGTATGTGTTTTCCTGGTGCCTCAGTGCTGTTCCATGTGCGCGCTGCTCCCCCCTTCATTCCGTCACAAAACCCCATAGAAGCTTTAAACGTACCCTCCCTTCCGTCGCTCCGTCTCCAATGAATCACCGATTGAATCGTAAGTCCGCAGAATCCCTAGATACTACTTCGTGACGGAACCTAGTTCATTGGAGATGGAACGTGAGGTGGAACGAGATAATCTGCATCGGAAGGCCTTCCCGAGGTCAAAAAATCCTCCGGTCCTCCCCTTTTTGTGATGTTGTGACGCTATTTTCTTGGGTCCATCCGACTCCAAAATCCGATCCATTTCTACCGTCGATCGGGTCGTTTTTCGGGGTATTTTTCCGGAGTCTGCTCGCCGTGATTTCGGCGTCTTGGCGCCTTTTCCGTCACAAGATCACGTTTCTGGGGGTGTGTTCGGTGTGTTTTGCTTTATGCGTCTTCCCCAAGCCGGAGGCCAGGGAACACTTTGCCTTCTCTTGAATGGCCTGTATCGTAGCCTTTGTCCTTCATTGCCTTCATAAACTTTCGTGGTCCCAAGGGTCGACCCTCTCCACTGGTTGAGTTCCACGCAAGGTAGCAGTCGTGCATAGCCTTTGCGGTGACCCTGCTGGCCGGGTCCGTCCGTAGACAATCGGCGATGAAGAGTCCGATGGCGTCCTCCTCGTTCCTGTAGGTCTCTGTGGCCGCCTTGACGGACTGCGGCGGGCAGAGTCCATCTTCGATCCATTCCATGCAGCCATCGACGAGCCATCGAAGGATCCCTTGCTTCTCCTGGACGAGCGTTTCTGCGAGTCCCGGGTCTCTCTGGTGCTGGAGTGGCCCTTGTGGGTTCTCCACGAACTGCTGCACGAACGGGATGAGGAGGATTCGTTGCCAGAGGGCCTCGTCAGTGGCACCGACCTGGGGTTTGAAGTTGGAGATCAAGATGAGCTTGTGGGTGGGCTGGAACTCGATCTGGTAGGCTCCATACGGTGCTCTGCCCTTGAGAGTTCCGCCTCCGGACCACAGTTTGACCTTGGCCGCCTCGAGCTTCTGTCGGTCGCCGGATTCCGAGGCCCACACCATTCGTCGACCTCGGAGGTCGAGCAGCGAGGAGTCGTGGTCGGGGCTGTAATTCTGGTCCATCAGACACTTGGCGTTGATGGGTGCCGCCAGTCCTCCCATGGTGGCGAGGATGCTCTCGAGGAGAGTGTCCTTTCCGTTCCGGCCCTTGCTGCCCCAGAACACGGCGAAGACGTGATCCCGGACGCTGCCGGAGATGCCGTATCCGAGGAAGCGCTTGAGAAACTCTGCGGTTTCCCGGTCGGGCATGATCTCGGAGATGAACCGGTCGAACCTTGGCGCCTTGGCGTCTGGGTCGTACGGCGTCGGGCACACGGCCTTCATCCGGTCGGAAGGCCTGCCGGGTCGAAGGGCCCCGGTCCGCAGGTCGATGACTCCGTTGGCGCACGCGAGTTCGTATTCTGTGCCGTGGTCCCACTCGTCGCCGGCGATGCCGAGGCCGTCTTTTCCGGAGGCGGCGAACTGTAGGACGGCCTTGGTGGTCGTGAGTTTCTTCATCGAGTCAGCCGCCGACATGAGCTGGTCTGCGAGTCCTGTGCTGGCCGCCTTCTCGCCATCCTTGGTGGCTCCCTTCTTTGGCCTCTTCCTGAATGCGATGGTCTTGATGAGCTCCTGGAGATTGGCGAGTTCGGCGATCTGCTCCCCGGTCCTGCACTCCTGCCAGTAGTGCTCCTTCCATTGGAACCATGTGCCTGCCGAGTGGTCGAACAAGAACCTGTCCTTGAACATCATGGCGGCGAGGGTCCCGAGTCCTCTTTCGCCGGCGAGGGCCTTCTGAATGAGTGTCTTTTCGAGGATCGGCTGGAATCCTTCGGGTGGGCACGGCAGTGTCGTTGTGCCGTCCGGGTTCGGCTCTGGTGATTCGACATCCTGTGTCGGCGGGACGTTCTCATAGTCGTCGTCTGTTTGTGGGACGACCCGGAGGTTCCCTCTCTGGAGAGGGAAGGCCTCCCGTGGAACTGCAGGATCTCGGGGTGTCGTTCCGTAGGCCTGTCGCAGCGAGGCGACGGCTTCCTTGTCGGAGTAGTCGTGTCGGCTCGGGTCGCTTGGCACGGCCTGTCGATACCGATCCATGTAGGACTGCGCTTCCGATTCGGACAGTCGGAGGTCCCGCAGCTGGATGGCCAACTCGAATCCCTTGGTGTTGGCTCCGCTGCGCCCGCCGGCCTGCACGGACTGGATCGCCTGTTCGAGATGGTGTTCTGCTGCTGCGCTGACGTCGAAGGCGTCCGGCGTCTGCATGGGAGGTCTGGGTCGGTCGACGGGTGTCCTTGGTTTAGCGGGCGTCCTCTTCCGTTCCGCATGGGCATCGACGAGACTGAACAACCATGGCGGCACGAACGGGATGTCGTCCCGGTGGAACTTCTGCTTCCACGAATACCGTCCTCCGTCGAGCTTGGAGGGAGGCGACACGACGAATCCACCGCGGCCTCGGAGATCGACCTGGGGAAGAACGCCCACCAGCGTGGTGCTGTGATCCGGCCATTCGTCGTCCTTGTCGAGTTGGTAGTAGAGATGGGTCCCGCCTCTGCAGGTCTTTGCCTGGACTGGATGATCCAGGATCTGCTGCCTGGCGATGTCCAGCGACACGCCGGTCTCTCCGGAGATCCATGCTGTCAGCGCATCGATCCCCGGTGCAACCTCCGGATTCTTGGCATCCAGATCCACGACCAGGACCCGGGATGGCCCGCAGAGAACCCCGAACTGTACGTTGTCGGGCGCCTTTGCCCATTCGGCTCTGGCTTGCTCGTCGGTAGCGATCTGCTTCCAACGGCTTGTGGGGGCCCGCTCGTCGGGCCTTGTCGGCACGGCGATGAGCCCCCGCTCGAGGTAGAACTCGATAATCTGTGTGCGATCCATGTGCGTCTCCCGATCGGCAAGAACGGTTATAGAAGACCCTTGCTAAAAAGGGAAACCGTCTTCCTTCGGTGCCGGCTGGCTGTTGTCCCTCTGACTCGGTGCGCCTCCCTCCTTCCGATCCAGGAAGAGGATCTGCCTGGCTACGATCTCGGTGGTGCTTCGCGTGGTGCCCTCCTTGTCTTCCCACTGCCGTGTCCGCAGTGGGCCCTCGACGTCGACGAGACTGCCCTTGTGCAGGTACTTGGCGCAGGCGTCCGAGAACGGCGGCCACACCACAACTCGGTGCCACTCGGTCTGCTCCTTCCATTCTCCCTTGTCGTCCTTCCACTTCTCGGTCGTTGCGACGGAGAGATTGACCACGAGCTTCCCGCTGTTGGTCGTGTTGGACTCCGGGTCCTGCCCAAGGTACCCCATGATCGATGCTCTGTTCCTGGCTGGCATAGTGCTCTCCTCCTGGCTAGAGAAGCTGCCGTTTAGCAGCTTCGGGTTTCGGCGACTTGATGACCGCCGTTGCTATTTCGCATCCTGCGATTTTGTAGGCCCGTCGTCTGGCGTACCATTGATTCAAGAACAAGCCAACTTCTGCGTCGACTACGTCAACAATGATCGGCCTTTCCTTTCCCGGGCAGCTCCTCATGGTTCTGCCGACTCGTTGAATGGTGCGTGCTTCGCTGCGCGCAGGGAATGCCTGGATCAGCACCTCGAGGTCCGGGACATCCAGTCCTTCGTCTGCGAGGGTCGTTGCGATACAGATCGGAGGCGTCCCCGCCTTGAAAGCTTCGAGTCCGGCACGTCGCTTCTTCATGCTGATCTTGGCCGTCAGCACGATAGCCTCTGGTCCTCCGAGATCCTCGATGGTCTCGGCGATGAGTCGGCAGTGCTCGACTCGGCCGGCCAGCACCAGGACCTTCCTGTTCTCTTGGAGAGACCGGATCACGATCTTGGCGATGAGCTCGAGTCGGTCCTGGTCCGCACACATGGTGCGGTAGCATTCCGCCAACGCCTTCGTGTCGGTCCGTTCGCCTCTCCAGTCGCTGATCTTGGGGAGATCGAAAGCGAAGGTGGTATCGACGCGGTGGACCCGTGGCTTCACGGCCACGCCGGCGTCCACCAGGTCTTCGTTCGTGACCTCATATAGGATGGGCCCGAAGCACCAGCGAAGGATCGGCGTCAGTCCGTCTGCCCTCTTCGGTGTCGCCGTCAGGGCGAATCGTCGTGGCGTCCCGAGGTGCCATAGGATTCCAAAGAATGTGCTGGCCGGCGCGTGGTGTGCCTCGTCGAGGATCAGTGTTCTATGGAGAGACGCCAGTCGATTAAGTCGTGCGAAGTTCCACGTGGCGAGCGTCTGGACCATCGCCACGGTGATGGTGCCAGGGAGTTCGACGGTGCCACCGCCGATCTTGCGGGCAGGCTCCTGGAAGAAGCTCGCCGCGGCCTCACACCACTGATCCATGAGGTCTTTCGTGTGCACCAGGATCAACGCCTTGTCCCCGCGTTGGGCTATCGCCGACAATGCAGTAAACGTCTTTCCAGCGCCTGGAGGCATCACAATGATCCCGCACCTGGCGCGTGGGTCGACCATTCGGTCGACGGCGAGCCGCTGGTACGGTCGCAGTCGGATCGACTCCGGGAGATCTTGGATCGGCCAGTCTTCTATAATAGAGGGGTAGAGGTCTTCTGCCCCGCAGAGCGCTGGCACTCCAAACGGTACGATAAGATGGTCCTCATCGTCGAGTATGAACCCCTCGATCTTCTCGATCCTGGCAAACGGGTTGCCGTGTGTCCGTGCGGCCCGAGAGGCGGGGTCCTCGACGGAGAGGTCGATGGAGATTCTGGATTTGGGGATACGAATGCCACCTGAAGGAATGTAATTCACCCGACCACCCCCTGGCGTTTTAGGCACCCCGATCCAGCCAGGAGGATCGGGGTGCCCGGGCAGTAACGGCACATAGGACGGACACACAGCCGCCCTGGAAGCCTCACTCTATGAGAGCGTTTCCGAAAGTGCAAGCGCTTTTCAGTGACAAAAAGAAAAAAGATTGTTGTGTTCTGCAAAAACAGCGTTGACTTCTGCCGACAGACGCCTAAGATCAGGACCGTGACGAGGATGCCTTGATAACAATGGAGGTGACGAGATGAGAAGAAGTCCATTGGGCCTGGCGGTGGGTGTGTTGCTCATTCGCAAAGGCTGGCGGTTTGTGCATCTGGCTCGCCATCTGGGGATGAGCCACCAGAAGCTGAGTGCGCGGGTGTTCCAGCCAGTTCCGACTCGGGACACCATCGAATTGATCGCCGCTGGATTGGGAATACCCTGGGGCGATGTGCTGGAGGTGATGTTGGAGGAGACGAAGAGACTGGAGGCAGACGGACAATCCATCGGCCTCCCCATGTATCGAGACGTGACGCAGGCAGTCGTCACGGTCGCAAAGGAGGAGTCATGAGTACAGAAGCAACGACGTTGGCAGCGGCATTAGCCAGGTTCCAGAGTGGCCTCACACTCCTGAAGCCAGCCCATCAAGCGGAAATCCCAACTAAGGGAGGGTTGATCCGGTACGCGTACGCAGAGATGGCCGATGTGATTGAGCACGTCCGGCCAGGACTGGCAGAGAACGGCCTGTCGTTCACGCAGGCATGCTGCTACCTGGACGGACATCTTGTCGTCCGCATGCGGCTTCTGCACACCAGCGGCGAAGACGACGTTGGCTACATGCCCATCGAACACTCCGGGAACGACATGCGAGCCCTCGGCTCGGCGATGACCTATGCCAAGCGGTACTTGGCGGTCTCCATGTTGGGCATCGCCGTGGGCGGCGAAGACGACGACGGGCAGCGAGCCGAAAAGACTCGGCAGAGCCGACAGGAATCGGACTGGTCCCGGCAGGCGAAGGCGAAGGCCCGCGCTACTGCGGAAGTCGCCGCATGTACCGATGCGGCGGAATTGATGGAGTGGTGGGAGTCGAACAAGGAAGGCATCAGCGAACTGAATCCCGACACAGTGTCGGACATCAAGGCGCTGGTCTCGCAGCGGCACAAGGCATTCGGAGAAGACCCGCAGCCGAAGTCGAAGGAGACGCTGAAGGACAAGACGGAGACCACGGCTGCACCCTCCGATACCCCCACTGCTGCCGACAAACCCAAGACGACGACGAAGCCAGTGACTGCGCACAAGGAAGCGACACCGCCCCCGCCTGCAGACGACGATTTCGCAGGGATGTTTGACAAATAGAACCCAGACAGAAGGAGCCAGGAAATGAAGATCAACTACCAAGGCATCAAGGGGAAGGACGGGGTGTACGACCTCGGCCGTGCGACGCTGATCCAGGGCGACCACGACACAGGCAAGAGCACATTGCTGGCAGCGATCCACTTTGGACTGTCCGGCAAGATTCCTGCATTGAGACTCGGGACCGGAGAGACCCAGGCAGCAGGCAAGCTGCTCAAGAATGTTTCCGATGGTGGATTCTCCGAGGTCACC